GCCCCCCCACCCCCCCTTTTGGCGGCGCGCGCAGGGAAAAACCCTCAACACCAAAATGCTCAAGAAATCACAGATTTGGATAACTTTCCCACCCCCCGGGAAGGTATGCCGGAGTAGATACTATGCCCGACCCCATGGAGTTTGGTAAATTTGTAGTAAGACTGCAAAATCTCGAACACCGAGCCCGTAACGACAGGACGGTGATAAACTTCCTAGAGACTGAGATCGATAAGCTCCGTCTAGATCTAGAACGCTTTAAGGTGAAGGTTGCCACCGGAATTGCCGTAGCGGGTTTATTCCTGTCTGGGATCGCGTGGGTTATTGAAGCGAGAGTTTTCTAGGAAAACCCCTTTTTAGAAAGTATGCCGGAGAAGGGTGTTTTTAGAATGTGCCAAGGGAACCCTTAGAGGCCCCTAAAAATATTTTTTTAAAAAAAAATAAGTAAGCGTTTTATAAAGGTTTTCCCCTTCTTTTCGGCATAAAAACCCGAGAAAGGGGGCTTGTCAAGGGGGGGTAGTTTGTTATGATGGGGACAGCAAGTCTGCTTGGATGGATGCTTCCTAGGTGATTGTTTGCTTCGTAGGCAAGCTGACTTGGTTCTGGCGGCGCTTTGGTGCGCCACCAGAAAGAAGGCTTCGTCTTTTCGCGAAGTCTTCTAGTCGCGAAGTCTTCGCGTACCGAAGTCTTCGTGTCCCCTTTTTGGGGGGAACTGTATCTTGAATCTACCGCCGGGTCTTTCTAAGTTAGAACCGTATTTAGATAGGCTTCACGAACTTCCTGTAGAGCAGCTTGAGCAGATAAGAGAGCTACTCAAGCAATACGAGGAATTGAACAGGCAGGAAACCTGCCGGGATGATTATCTTGCCTTCGTGAAAGAGGCATGGCCGGGATTTATCGAAGGCAAACATCACGAGATGATGGCTCGTGCTTTCGAGAGAGTGGCAAAGGGTGAGTTGAAGAGACTCATTATCAATATGCCCCCCCGTCATACGAAGAGTGAGTTTGCGAGCTTTCATCTTCCGGCATGGTTCCTTGGGAAGTTTCCCAACAAGAAAGTGATTCAGACAGCCCACACGGCGGAGCTTGCTGTGGGGTTTGGTCGTAAAGTGAGGAACCTCGTAGGGAGTGAGGACTATCAGTCCATATTCCCCGGGGTGAAGCTGCAACAAGATTCCAAGGCTGCGGGTCGTTGGAACACATCCGAGGGTGGAGAGTATTTTGCTATCGGGGTGGGTGGAGCGGTAACAGGTAAAGGTGCGGACCTGTTAATTATCGATGATCCCCATTCCGAGCAGGAGGGACAAAGCGCAGACCCGGAGGTATTTAACCGGACCTACGAGTGGTATACGTCAGGTCCGCGACAGCGCCTCCAGCCGGGCGGTGCCATTGTCATCGTAATGACGAGGTGGCACAAGAGGGATCTGACGGGTCAAATCTTGAAGTCCTCTGTCCAGAGGAGTGGTGCCGGAGAGTGGGAAGTTATTGAGTTGCCTGCCATCCTACCCTCTGGGAAACCACTCTGGCCGGGGTTCTGGTCACTGGATGAGCTTGAGAAACTTCGCTCAGAACTACCTGTCGCGAAGTGGTCGGCTCAGTACCAGCAGGATCCCACCTCCGAAGAGGGGGCCATCGTTAAGAGAGAATGGTGGCGGCGCTGGACAGAGGACTCCCCACCCCCCTGTGATTTTATTATCCAGTCATGGGATACGGCGTTTTTAAAGAAACAACGGTCCGATTATTCGGCCTGCACAACGTGGGGTGTTTTTTACACACCCGATGAATCTGGCCTAGATAGAGCCAATGTTATTTTGCTCGATGCTTTTAAATCGAGAATGGAATTCCCAGAACTAAAGAAAAGGGCTTTTGACGAATGGTCCCGGTGGAAGCCAGACGCTTTCATCGTTGAAGGCAAAGCAGCAGGAATGCCCTTAATCTTTGAACTCCGTTCTATCGGCATACCTGTTCAGGAGTACACGCCTTCCCGGGGGAACGACAAAATTGCCCGCGTAAACGCTGTCTCGGACCTCTTCGCTTCGGGAACAATATGGGCACCAGAACGGCGTTTTGCTGAAGAGGTGATGGAAGAGTTTGCTTCCTTCCCCTCGGGTGAGCATGACGATCTCGTCGATTCTTCTACCCAAGCCCTCATTCGTTTCCGGCAGGGTGGGTTTATTCCCCTGCGTACAGATGATGACGAGGATGACCACATCCCCGTTAAAGCGGATTACTACTAATGAAAAAAGTGAAATACGCTCCCTCGGATATTCACGGTACGGGAGTTTTTGCCCAAGAAGATATAGAAGAAAACGAGTCCGTAGGTCCGCTGATTGTCGGGCTGAAGGCGGGGGGTCTTCTGGGCATGAACCGAACTGAGCTAGGAAAGTACGTTAATCATCAAAATGATCCGAACGGGCGAATGGAACAAGTGCCCGGTTCCCCCGAAGACTTCTACCTCCGATCCCTGAGCCCCATCGTATCAGGATCCGAGATTACAATGGATTACAACGACACTCCGTACTTTGTGGCGAAGCCCCACGACATCGACCCAGAGGGCTACAAGGACTGGAAGTGACCATTGTCAAATGGTACCAGCCGGGCGACGAGGACGTAGACGGCTGGGAGTTCCAGTATTCAGCAAACGGATTGGACTGGTTTTTCTACGAGGAACCGCTAGAACCTGTTCCTTGTGAAATATGTTGGCAGACTAATATATACCTAGATGATGATGCTTACTTGTTTAGGGCGCGTTCGGTTAGAGAAGATCTGGTATCGGAGTGGTCGGACATTATTGCTTTGCCAGAGCCTGACCCAATAGGTGTTTTTGCGTTTGCTCTTTTGTTGCTCGCAATAGCACCTAAAAATGTTCTTAAAAAAATAAAAAGAAACGGGAAAAATCGTGCCTAAAAAACAAGGTTACCTAGACCGAGAAGCGGAAAAAGTTGGTGAGACTAACCGTATTGAGACTGAAGCCATGCGGATCGAGCGTCTGGCTGGTGTTAAGGGTGTCCAGACTGCCCGTGATCGCGCACGAGAATCTCGTGGAGCGCGCAAACATGATCACGGAACTGGCAAGGGCGAGTACGGGTTTAAGAAATAATAAATGGCAATCGATAGAGCCCTAGAAGACGGACCCATGTCCTCCTCGGATTTCGAGGAAGGTGAGGTCGAAGTCCAAGTCGTAAACCCGGAAGCTGTTTCAATCGAAACAGAAGACGGTGGTATGGTGATTGACTTCAACCCTGAAGCCGAGGGTATGTGTGAAGACTTCGGCGATAACCTTGCCGAGTACATGGAGGATGATGCTCTATCCCGTGTCTCGGCAGAATTAGTTGGGGCATATCTATCAGATAAGGGCAGCCGTAAAGATTGGGAAGAAACCTATATCAAGGGCCTAAAACAACTTGGCCTGAAGATTGAGGAAAGAACTTCTCCGTGGGAAGGGGCGTGTGGCGTTACGCACCCGATTCTTTCGGAAGCAGTGGTTCGGTTTCAGTCCCAAGCTATCGGTGAGATCTTTCCTGCGGCTGGTCCCGTGTCTACCAAGATCGTTGGCAAGATCACCGACGAGAAGGCCAAACAGGCTTCTCGCCTTCAAGAGTATATGAACTACTTGGTGACGGAGGTGATGAAGGAATATCGCCCCGAAACTGAAAAGATGCTCTTTTCGTTGCCACTTGCTGGGTCGGCCTTCCGAAAAGTCTACTGGGATCCCTCAATGGGGCGTCCTTGTTCGATGTTCGTACCGGCAGAAGACCTAGTTGTCTCTTACGGAGCCTCTTCTTTGGAAACGTGCGAGCGGATTACGCACGTTATGAAGAGAAATCGTAACGATGTTAGGAAAATGCAGGTCGAAGGATTCTACTCTGACATCGAATTGGGCAATCCGAGCCCAGATGAGAGCCAGATCCAAGACGAATACGACAAACTTACGGGTGAATCGCCCAGTTATGAGTTCGATGGCCGGTACACACTGTTAGAAATCCACACAGATCTTGATCTTGAGGGGTTTGAACACGAGAGGGACGGCGAAAGTACGGGAATTGCGCTGCCTTATGTAGTGACTATCGAGTTGGGTTCCCGAAAAGTGCTGTCAATTCGCCGAAACTGGGTAAAAGACGACCCGCACTTCTTGGCTCGCCAGCATTTTGTCCATTATGAGTACGTTCCCGGCCTAGGATTCTACGGATTCGGCCTAATCCACATGATTGGCGGTTTGGCCCGGTCTGCTACGTCGATTCTGCGCCAGTTGGTGGACGCAGGCACGTTAAGCAACCTGCCCGGTGGCTTGAAAGCCCGGGGATTGCGGATTCGTGGGGACGATACGCCCATTACGCCCGGCGAATTCAGGGATGTGGACGTTCCGAGCGGTGCAATTCGGGACAATATCCAATTTCTCCCGTATAAGGAGCCATCAGGCGTCCTTTACCAACTGATGGGCAATATCGTGGACGAAGGTAGGCGGTTTGCGTCCCTAACCGACCTACAAATCACCGATATGAACCAGCAGGCCCCGGTTGGCACAACCCTTGCGCTGCTTGAGCGGTCGATGAAGGTGATGGCTGCGGTTCAGGCCCGCCTGCACGCTTCGATGAAACAAGAGTTCCAGATTCTTTCTGGGATTGTCAGAGACAATGCTCCTCATTCTTATCCTTACGACTTAGATGGGGATGAGATGATGACCGAGCAGGACTTTGATGACCGGATTGATGTGATTCCGGTATCAGATCCCAATGCCGCCACGATGTCCCAAAGGATCATGCAATATCAGGCTGCACTCCAGTTGGCTGGCACTGCGCCCCAGATGTACGACATGCCTCAGTTGCATCGGCAGATGCTGGATGTTCTCGGGATTAAAGATCCTGAGCAGATTATCCCCTTGGAGAATGAAATCCCTGCCCGGGATCCCGTGGCAGAGAATATGGACATTCTCAACGAGAAGCCTGTCAAAGCGTTCCAGTGGCAAGACCAAGAAGCTCATATTCAAACGCATATGTCTGCCGCTCAGGATCCGAAGATCCAGCAGCTTGTTGCTCAGTCTCCCAAGGCCCAGGCAATCCAATCAGCTATGGCGGCCCATATCACAGAGCATGTTGCCTTTGAGTATCGGAAGCAGATCGAGGAACAGCTAGGCGCACCGTTACCGCCCCTGGATGAAGATCTTCCGCCCGAGATTCAGAACGAGTTGTCTGCCTTGGTGGCTATGGCCTCGGCCAAGGTTCTTCAGACTTCTCAGGCTGAAGTCCAGCAGCAGCAGGCCCAGCAGCAACAGCAAGACCCGATTATCCAGATGCGCCAGAAAGAACTCCAGATTAAAGAAATGGAGACAATGGCGAACATTGAGGAGCGCAAGCAACGACTCAAGCTGGATTACGCCAAGATGACCGACCGAAATAGTGTCGAGCGAGAGCGCATTTCTACAAATAAAGAAATCGCAGATAACAAGATCGAAGCCGACATTGTAGAGGAAATGATTTCGACTGAGACAAAACTCAGCGAAGAGCAATCAAGAGAAAGAATCGAGCAATCTAAGGTTGGTGCAAAGATCGCAGAGATTATTTCCAGAGAGCATAAGAGGGAATAGTGGATCCTCTTTCAGACGCATTCTTTCGTCGCATTAAAGAATTAAAGGATCAGCACACCGAGCACTTAATCGGTGGGGCTATTCCCAGTCACGAAGAATACCGCCATGTATGCGGTGTCATTAAGGGCATCGACATGGCCGAACTTGAACTTAAAGAGCTTCTTAGCTCCGTGGGAGATGATTACTAGCTCCGTCCGTTCGGACGCTGGGGAACGACGGACCCCTTTAATCCGTTGCCGAGGAAGAGATGACCGAAGCTATTCAATATAGCACTGAGACGCCAAAGAGTGGCAAACAACTACCTGATCCTTCTGGTTTCAGGTTGTTGGTGGCTTTACCTGAAGTGGAGGAAACAACAGAGGCTGGCCTTTATATCCCCGATGAACGACGAGACGCTGAGTCTGTCGCAAGCATTGTCGGGTTTGTTCTAGAGGTTGGCCCAGACGCTTATGCAGACAAGGAAAGATTTCCCAATGGCCCTTGGTGCAAGCAGGGGGACTGGATTGTCATGCGCGCATATTCGGGCACGCGACTGAGAATTCACGGGAAAGAGTTCCGCATTATCAACGACGATTCGGTCGAGGCCGTAATCGATGACCCGAGAGGAGTGGTTAGAGCATGAGTTCTCCCCTTGATGATTTGATGGGTAACGCAATTACCGAACACATCGTGGATGATAATTCAATCTCTGATGATGATGTTCATATTGATGTGGTAGATGACCGTCCCGAGGAAGATCGTGTTGAGCCTCGCCAAGACGCTGCCCCTGAAGATATTGACGCTGAAATTGAAGAGGTTGGTGGTCGAGCGCAGAAGCGGATCAAAAAGCTGAAGTACGAGTACCACGAGGAAAGGCGATCCAAGGAAGCTGCCGAGCGAATGCAAGAAGAAGCTGTTCGTTACGCGGAGCAGGTTGCACAGGAAAACCAAAACCTCAAGTCGTTACTTCAGCGTGGTGAAAAAGTTCTGCTTACAGAAATGAAAAGCAGGGCCGATTCTGAAATGGATAAGGCACGCACTGCGTATAAGTCTGCTTACGAAGCGGGTGATGCTGAGAAGTTGATCTCTGCCCAGGAAGCTCTTAATCGCTCTCAGTATGATCAGGAGGTTGCTGCTCGCACTGTTCCTCAGATGCAAGTACAGCCTCCGCCGCCGCTTCCGCAAAGACCTCCGCCGCAAGATCCCAAGTTGCAATCCTGGCTTGGCGAAAATAAATGGTTCGGCAAAGACACGGAGATGACCTCCTTTGCCTATGGCGTCCATGAAAAGCTAGTCCAGAGTGACGGAGTAGATCCAAGAACGGATGATTATTATCAGAAACTTGACTCTAGGTTGAGGCAAGTATTTCCTGAAAAGTTCGGTGACGAAATGGGCGCGGAGGAGCCTGCTGCGAGTCCCCGAACACAAACCGTGGTCGCATCGGCGAATAGATCGTCGGGCAAGCCACGCAAAGTGCAGTTGACCTCCACCCAGGTTGGCCTCGCGAAGCGCCTGGGTATCACACCAGAACAATATGCCAAACAACTCCTGAAGGATGCGAGGTAGTAATGACTGATTCGCGCAAGACTGGGTTGACCTCTCGACTACGAGACACTGAAACCCGCGAAAAAGAAAAACGAGAAACACCGTGGAAACCTGCACCGCTTCTGCCTAGCCCGAACCCCCGTGAGGGTTTGGACTTTAGGTATGTGCGCGTGTCGATGCGAGGGGAGGCAGACAATGTTAATGCCTCTCAGGCATTCCGAGAAGGATGGGAGCCTGTCTTGTCGGCAGACTACCCGGAACTCAAGGTTATGTCAGATCGCGATAGTGGTTACCCTGACAATGTTGTTGTTGGGGGTCTTCTTCTTTGCGCCCGGCCTTCCGAGATCGGTGAACAGATTCAGGAACACGCACAGAGGGAGAGTGCTGCTCAGATGGAAGCGGTGGATCGAAACTACTTCAGAGAACAAGATCCTCGTATGCCGATGCTCAGACCAGAGCGAAGCTCGAAGATCACCTTCGGTGATAACTGAGTAGTGGAAGTTCCACTACGGACTATCACCGGATCCTTTTAAGGAGATAGTCAAATGGCTTATGGACTTCGGCCCGTTCAGGGTCCGGGTACTGGCTATAGCTACAATACGGGAGGCTTTAACGAGTATTCCGTAGCAGATAGCTACGCTGGCAATATTTTTGCTGGTGATTTTGTTGAGCTTCTGGCTGATGGAACAGTTCAGCGCCAGAATACAACTACTGGTGAGTCGCCCGTCGCGGCAACACCAACCCTTGGCGTTGCTGTTGGGTTTCGGTATACGGATACCGCCGGAACTCCGCAGTGGGCGCAATACTACCCTGCTTCCGGCGGCACTGATATTTTTGCATTTGTTTGTGATGATCCCAGTCAGCTTTATATGATCCAATGTGATGCTGCGGTTGCTCAAGCTAATATTGGTGCGACTTATCTCGTTCAGGGATTCGCTGCTGCCGATGGGTCTACTTCGACCGGGAATTCGGGTATTAACCTCGACATCGGTAGTGCCGGAACTGGCGCTCAGACCTGCAAGATTCTTCGGATTCCGCAGGATGGCTCCAACGAAAACAGCAGCAGCCCCAATGTAATCGTTCAGCTTCTGCCGGGAGTTTCCCAGTTGAACCTTGACGCTGGCATTTAAGGAAAGGAGTAATTAATCATGGCGATTTCACGCGCACAAATGATGAAGGAACTCCTTCCCGGGCTGAATGCCCTCTTTGGGTTGGAGTATTCGTCTTATGACAATGAGCATGAGGCGATCTACGAGACTGAATCTTCGGATCGAGCATTCGAGGAAGAAGTCAAGCTGGCTGGTTTCGGGGCTGCTCCCGTTAAGTCTGAAGGTTCCGCTATCGCATACGATACGGCGCAGGAAGACTTCACGGCGCGCTACACCCACGAAACCGTTGCGATGGGCTTTGCGATTACGGAAGAAGCCGTTGAGGATAACCTCTACGACTCCGTTTCGGCTCGCTACACTCGGGCTCTTGCCCGGGCGATGGCCCAGACGAAGCAGGTCAAGTCGATGTTCCCGCTGAACAATGCGTTCACTGGGACTCAGTTTCTTGCTGGTGATGGCAAGAACCTCTGCGCGACGGATCACCCGGTTGTTACCGGATCTGATCTTCGCAATGAGTTGACCACTCCTTCGGACCTCAACGAGACTTCGCTTGAGCAAGCTGTTATCGATATCTCGGATTTCACGGATGCCCGTGGTCTGACGATTGCGGCTCGCCCCAAGCGGCTTATCGTTGCGCCCTACAACCAGTTCGTTGCCACTCGAATTCTGGACTCGCAACTGCGATCCGGAACGGCTGACAACGACATCAACGCCCTCCGGACCAATGGCACCATTCCGGATGGTTACTCGGTGAATCACTTCTTCACCTCTTCTACCAAGAAGTGGTGGTTCGTGATGACCGACGTTCCGAACGGCATGAAGCACTTCACGCGCACGCCGTTGCAAACCGGAATGGATGGAGACTTCGATACTGGAAATGTTAGGTACAAGGCACGGGAGCGGTACAGCTTCGGTGTTTCTGACTACCTCGGCATCTTCGGTAGCGGACCCATCAGCTAGTAGGTTAAGGGGGAGGGGCGAAAGCCTCTCCCCCGTTTTCCTCGGAGTGTTGATTGGCTTATACAAAACCAGATCTTAGAAAGAGAATTGTTTCTAGCGTAAAGTCTGGAAGCAAGGGCGGAAAGGCAGGCCAGTGGTCTGCACGAAAAGCCCAGATTGCTTCTGATCGGTACGAAAAGGCTGGCGGTGGTTACACCGGATCGAAGACAAAATCCCAAAAGTCTTTGTCTAAGTGGACCAAAGAAGACTGGGGAACAAAGTCTGGTAAGCCCAGTGTCCAAGGGAAAAAAGCAACAGGCGAAAGATATCTTCCCAAGAAGGACAGAGAAAAGCTGACCGATAAAGAGTACAAAGCCACCACAAGAAAAAAAAGAGCGGACACCAAAAAGGGCAAACAGTTTTCCAAGCAGCCCAAGTCGGTGGCAAGAAAAACATCCAGAGCTTCTTCGGGAAGGAAGAAATAATATGCCTGATAAAATCGACCCTGAATTAGAAGCTGCCAGAATCGCTCGCTTGAATGAAATGCTTAATCCGACGAGAACCGTAAGCAAGTTAGAAAAGGTTCTGAAGGAAAAAGGCCCTGAGTTGGTTAGCGGCGAAGGCACCCTCTCCGACCCGCACAAAGGTTTCATTTTCGGAGACGGTAGGCCGAAGGTTGGTTATCAGATCAAGTTTAAATCGGGTGGATTAGTTAAGCCCCGTGGAGTTGGTAAGGCTAGTCACGGTTTCGGAAAGGCCATGGACAAATAATGGCCGTCGAATATCGAGGACAAAAGTTTTCGGGTTACAACAAACCCAAGAGGACTCCTTCGCATCCAAAGAAATCCCACGTTGTTCTAGCCAAAGAAGGCGACAAGGTGAAGATGATTCGATTTGGTGAGCAGGGAGCAAGCACTGCGGGCAAGCCCAAATCGGGTGAGTCCGACCGAATGAAAGCAAAGCGCAAATCATTCAAAGCTCGCCATGGCAAAAATATTGCCAAGGGGAAAATGTCTGCTGCTTATTGGGCAGACAAAGTTAA